GGAGAATATAGGTCACCTTTTAACGTGAATGTTAGGAAACTGGCTAAGATGAGAACTCCAGTGCCAAGCAACTTTATTGAATTTGTTGTGGCTAAATTAGTTTCTCATATCTTATCTAAGCTGAAGGATAGAAACATTACTGAATTATCGCCGTTTACATTGATTGAGACTATCAATGGGGCGGCTGAAAATCCAGATTATCGGAGGATAAATGTGTCTACGTCTGCTGGTTTTGGATTGAGAGGCAAGAAGCGAGATCATTTGCCTATATCAACAACTTATAAAAATAGAGTTGAACGACTACCAACAGATGAAGTCAACTCTATTTTGAGAGCAGAGTTGACTAATTACTTCGATGAACACACATCGAGACCCATTTATAAAATGTCTCTAAAAGATGAACCTAGGGAAGAGTCAAAGGTTTTTGCAGCAAAGACGCGTGCATTCTATGGTTCTCCACTTGGAAATTTAATTTTGAGCAAGATGTTTTTGGGTCCTTTTTACAATTTAATGTTTCAACATAATGACATTTTTTGTACTGCAGTTGGAATAAACATGCATCAGGAAGCCGATGTCATTGTGAGTAGACTCTTGTCAATGTCGAATGTCGTATATGAAGGAGATTTCAGTGGTTATGATACATCGATGCCTTATGAAATTTCTATGGCATCAGCTACTGTGGTATATCGCGTTCTTGAGGGTCTTGGATACAATTCATCTGCACTGACTGTTGTTCGTGGAATCTTAACAGATGGTTTACATTCTCATGTTTCTATACTCGAGGATATTGTTGTTGTAGACGGCTTACAACCATCTGGTAAGGACAGAACTACAGAGGACAACTCGATAAAATTACTGCTAATTATCATGCTGTTGTTTTACAGTAAACCTGAAAATCTTGATAAAGATTTTTTTGAATGTGTTATGGCAGTAACAAATGGAGACGATTCTTTGTGGTCTGTTTTGCCAGATATTTCAGGTATGACAGCTCAAGACATGCAAGACTTTTCTAGAGAGTCGTTAGGTATGGATTTTACATCTTCTGACAAGAGAACTGATGTAAGTGGTGGATTATCTATTACTGACGCAACTTTTTTGAAGAGACATTTTTGTAAAAAGGGTGGTAAGTGGATGGCACCACTTGCTATGAAATCTATTTTTCGTAGCATATATTGG